TTATAGATTTACTGTCTCGAGATTTTTATTAGGTGTTAAAGGTTTCAGTCTTGCAACAAGGTCGGATGCATATCTTGTGTTCGGCAACACATCACTTAATATGATGGTTGCAATTTTTCCTGACTGTGCTGTAAACGATAAGACAGCAAAACTTTTAACATCTGTCTTTACTTCCCGTTTGGATGGAGCACTTCCGATGACCGCTCCAGGTAGTCCGAACAGTGCCGCTCCTGTTACTCCTTTTAATGTGCTTGAACGGTAATACTCCTTGATGTCCATAGTTACATGACTTTCCGAACTTACTATTTTATCAAAGTTCAGATTGTATTCTCTTCCAGCTCCCGTTATAGTCAACCTGTCCTTCTTCAGAAAAACGCTTACCTGAACATTTTCAGGGATATCAAGCCCTGTCACGTGTACTAACGGAGGGTATCTCTTGACAATCCCCTGTTCCTTATTTTCCTGCAAAATTTTCTTCCTCTGCTCCTTTGCAGTCTTTGATGCTTTCACTAGGAATCTTATTAAAAAACATAAGATTAAAAATAAGAAAATAAGAATTAATATCAAAGCTAAAATCATTTTTCACTCACTCCTTTTATAAATATTTTTTTAACTCATTCAACAGATTTATATCAAAGTCGGTCAAATCTTCATCGTTTATTTCTTCAGAAAAAATAATTGTTGCATCGAACTCATTTGCTTCTGTTTCCAGCTTATTTACTCCAAAAAGATAATTTTCCTTCATGAACACAGCCTCTTTAAAAGTCTGTTGTGAATGGCCGAGTTCATGCCCGCAGACTATCTTCTGCGAAAATCTGGGGATATTACTGTTAATAAAAATAGTTTTTACCCCATCAATGCACGTATATAAGCCGAGCCATGCCTTAAAATCCAAGTAGATTATCTGAATTCCTTCACGCTCGGCAATTTTAAAAGGGTCACTTGTTCCGTGCTCATCCATAAGCCGTTTTGCAAGTTTCTTAAAACTCCTCTTTGCCATATCCAACCACCTATTTTTTATTTTCTCTCTTTTTAATTAATAAGTCCACAACCGCCTGTTTGAATAAGGCCATGTCATGTTCTTCGTCCACATCATTAAAAAACAGTTGTTTGTTAACTCCTGTAACTCTGTTAAACTCTTCAAGCTCCGTTGCAGTCAGAACAGACGTATCAACGAAATAAGGATTGAAAGTTTCCTTTTTTTCTTCCCAGCCCATGAGGTATTCAGGGGTAGTGTTAAGAACCTTTGCAAAATCCTTAACTTTTGAAAGTGGTATATCTGTTTTCTTCTGTTCGATTTTATGTATAGATGTTTTAGATTTATATCCCATTTTTTCGGCCAGTTCTTCCTGACTCATCTTTTTAGTTTCTCTTAAATATTTAATTTTATCATATATATCCATAATTTTTCTCCCGCTTTTATGATACTAGATTATACCCTATTCGACACTAAAAAGCAACTATTTTTTATTTTTTTTGAAAAAATAGTTGACTTTAAACAAACAATATGTTATTATAATTTCAGACACTTACAGTGAACGAAAAGTGAGGTGATTAAAAATGGTAGATGAAAAACTGCTAAGGAGCCTAATAGAAGAAAAAGGGCTCAAGTACAAATTTGTAGCCCAGCAGTTAGGTATAACTCCGCAGGGGCTGGCTTTAAAAATAAGTAATGTAAATGAATTCACTGTTCAGGAAGCTTACAAGTTATCTGATATATTGGGATTAGGAAATGGCAGTCTAAACTCTAAAATTTTTTTGCCCAATATAGACACTTAAAGTGAACAAATAAAATACGAAAGGACCTTGGAAATATGAAAAACAATACTTTAACCGTAAAAGAATGCTCTGAACGCATTAACAAATCAATACAGCTGGTAAGAATCGGACTCCAGCGAGGAGGGTATAAGTTCGGAACAGCAATACAGACAGTACCTCCTACCCCCTCAAGACCGAGAGGCGGATGGGACTACCACATCCCGGAAGAGGCTGTGGAGCACTATATGAAATACGGGAACTTCCCCGTGATAATCGTGAACGGAGACGACGTGACGAAATTAGTACATTCGCTGGCAAATAACATCGCGGCGGATATGATTAAAAAAGGAGGGATAGAAAATGACAATGAAAACTAAAAAAGCACTCGTGTGGTACGGAACATTCATCGTCGCATTAGTGCTGAATCAAACTAAGTCATTTGCCGATGACATAGTTGTTAAAATAGTAGTACACGGCTTATGGATAGCCCTTGTAGCTATGACGTGGGTATACTTCAAAGAAACAAAATGGGACTAAAGGAGGAAGAAGGATATGCAGAACACATTGAAGGACTTAAATAACCATCTCTTTGCACAACTGGAAAGGCTTGGCGATGAGGAAATGACGCAGGAAAAGCTGAACGTGGAGGTGGCAAGGTCAGAGGCGGTCGTGAAAATAGCATCGACAATAATTGATAATGCCAACACTGTCCTGAGGGCAGTAAAGCTTAAAGAAGAAGGACTAAATGCAGACTTAAAACTCCCAAAGATGCTGGAGGGGTAGGACGTGAATAAAAAAGTAGAACGTTATACCAAAGAAGAACTCGATTATATCAGAAAAATAACTCCCGGAAGGCATTATCACGAAATCGTGGATATGTTCAACAAAAAATTCGAGTTCCAAATAAATGCGAAAAAACTCAGGGAAACACTGAAGAATCATAAAATTTCAACCGGACTGAATGGACGGTTTGAAAAAGGGATTATCCCGCACAACAAAGGGAAAAAGTTCCCCGGAACAGGTAACAAAACAACGTTCAGGAAAGGGGCTAGCCCGCATAATAAAATGAAAGTTGGCGAGGACACCATAACCACTGACGGATACGTTAAGACTAAAATAGCGGAGCCTGACGTGTGGGAGTATAAGCATAAACTTATTTGGGCAGAGGTTCACGGACCTATCCCGGAGAAACATTCCATCATATTTGCAGACGGTAACAAGCTAAACCTCAGCATTGATAATCTCCTGCTTGTGTCAAAAGCGGAACTGCTGATGCTGAACAGACGGAAACTGATTTCAGAAAATTCTGAGCTTACAAAAACAGGTTTAAATGTAGTCAAAGTGATGAATAAAGTCTACAAAATTAAGAAAGGGGAGTGACTAAAAATGCCTGATTTGGAAGGAATTTATTATGAAACAATTGAGGATTACTATATGATTCTCGATGAAATTTACAAAGACGGAAAGGAGGTGGTTTAAATGAAAACAGAAACAAGACTTTTAAAAAACGTACCAGTAGGTATCAACGGGAAACTACATTATGCAGATATAAAAGTATATCATGATTTGCCTGAAGCTGGATTAGAATTACTTAGAAAATTTAAAGAACTCCCATTAAAATATCAGAAAAAAGCATTGAGATATATTAATAAAAATTACGGTTTAAAAAAGAAAAAAGCCGATACTGGCAATATCGACTGATTATAAAAGTATAACAATAAAAGTATAGCACTTAGAAAGGAAAAATGCAATATGGAATTAAGGATAATGAAAAAGGAGCTCCTAGGTGCAGTCGAAGTGGCCGAGAATTTTATAAGCACCGAGAGGGCATGCATGGAACATCTTAAGCTTGTCCATATCAGAACTGACGAAAATGACAGAATTGAAATCTTTGCTTCTGACTCTGAGACATGTGCGAAAGTCAGACTTAACGGGCATGTGGAGGAAAAAGGAAAAGTGGCCATACCTTGTAAGATGTTCAAGACTGCATTAAAACAGGCTCCCGACACAGAGATATTAATTAAAACTTATGATTACAAAATAAAAATTACGGCAAAAAATTATACCTCGGAAATCCCTTTACATGAGTACAATCCGGGATTTAAAGAGGACACTGTGGAAGCGTTGAATTTTAAAATAAAAAGAATGGAACTTAAAGAAGCTTTGGAGAAAGTGGAGTTCTCGGCATCGGGCGACCCGGTGAATCTGGCAGTGAATTGCGTGAAACTGGAAACGGAAGATAATAAACTGACAGCTGTAGGAACAGACACTTACAGACTGGCCATGTGTGAAACAGAGATAACGGAACCTCAGGGGCAATTATCTGCCAGTATCCCCCTGAAAGCGGTAAAAGGGCTAATCAAAGCCCTGAAGTCAAAAATACACGGGGTTGAAGAAACAGTATTGGTAATAACGGATATCAGTGGGAAGATTAATTTCAGACTTGGAAGCGTCAACATACGGACAGAACCGGTTAAGCTTTCGTTCCCCGACTACAAGGCGATAGTAAAAGGTCTAAAAAATGATAAAAAAGTAATGCTTAATACTAAAGTATTTCATGTATCGCTCAGAAAAGGGCTTACAGTTGCGAAATACTACAAGGAGGCAAAAAACGGAGGTATACTTGACTTCCGGGGAGGGAGGCTGACAATAAAGGCAAAGGACGGATTTGCCGTTGAGTACAGAGACACAATTGATACGGTGCAGACAGGGGAAGACTTAAAAATCTCACTGAACTTAAGATTTTTGGCGGACTATTTACATAAGTCTAAGGACAGCCTGACCGTCATGGAAATGTCGAACGAAAGAAATACAGTGCTTGTAAGAGGCGAAACCGACAGTAAATGGATTTACTTAATAATGCCACTTGCATTAAGAGAATAGGAGGACGGATTTGGAAAAGCTCAGATTACCAAAGAAACCAGTAATAAAAAATGAAAAAGACTACGGAGTGCCTATTAGGATAAGGTCGAGTACTCATAATCTGCTTGACATCGTGTCAAATGAAACAGGATGGAGCAAGGTGGATGTGATAACCAAAATGGTGGAGTTCGCATTTGACAACATCGAATGGGTACCGGCTGATGAATATAACAAAATTAACGGAGGGAACGAATAATGGAAATAAAGGTTTTATTTGAAATTGAAGAAGGAAGTAAGCCGATAATCGAAAATCTTTCAAAGGCGTTAAAAGTTTTGGGAAACACTGCAGTCTTATCAAGTTCTGCGGGAAATATAATCGGGAAAGTTGATAAATTTGTACAGAGAGAACCTGCAGAAGAGGAATATGCAAGGCAGGAAACTGGAGACTGGCAGACGAACGATGTAAAAGCGGAACCTGAGAAAAAGGAAGAAATACCTGTTAAAAATGTAGAAACCCCAAAAGAGGAAGAACCTAAAAAAGCAGAAGCTCCTGCAACGGAAACGCAGGGGTGGAGCTACGACCAGCTTAAGGCAGGATGTCACGAGGCATCAACAATGAATTTAGGTTCAAAGGTCGCCGAACTGATAAAAGGGAAATATAAACTGTCAAAGCTGACAGAACTTGACCCTAAGCTATATGACGCATTTGCAAATGATTTGCGGGAGTTAGGAGTGAGAATATGATAAACCACAAGGAAAGGGATCATGCCCTGCTTTCGGCAAGCGGGGCGTCAAGATGGATGAACTGCAATCCAAGTGCAAGGCTTGAGGAACTGTTCCCTGAAACAACTTCAGAATATGCCGAGGAGGGAACACTGGCACACGAGATTTCGGAACTAAAGCTGACAAAATACACAAGCCCGATGGGTGCACGGACTTACAACAGCAGACTGAAGAAACTTAAGGCGAATAAACTGTATAAGCCTGAGATGGATGCCTACACGGATGCCTATCTTGAGCATATAAAGGAGCTTATGATGTCGTTTGATAAACCTGCTGTGGCATCAATCGAAAAGAAAGTGGATTTCAGTACTTACGTGCCCGAAGGGTTCGGTACGTGCGACTTCGTTACGGTCTACAATAAAACTTTATATGTAAGGGATTTAAAGTACGGAAAAGGTGTGCCTGTATTTGCGGAAAATAACCCACAGCTTATGCTCTATTCATTAGGAGCGTATCTTGAATATTCGCTGTTTGATGATATAGAAACAGTGAACATGGGTATTGTACAGCCGAGACTGGACAGTATCTCGGTGTGGGAAATATCGGCAGAGGAACTTGTGGAATGGGCGGAAAAAGAAGTCAAACCTAACGCCGAAAGGGCATTTAATGCCGAAGGGGATTTTGTTCCAGGACAATGTACGTTCTGCAGGGTGAAGGCAGTCTGCAGGGCAAGGGCGGAAATGAACATGAGCCTTGAAACAGATATGAAGCTAAAAGGTAACATCTTAAGTAATGCCGAAATGGGTGACATACTTAACAGGGCACAGGATATCGTGAAATGGGTCAAGGACATTGAGAACTACTGCCAGCAGGCAATCCTGAAAGGTGAAACAGTTCCAGGGTGGAAGCTTGTTGAAGGAAGGTCGGTAAGAACGTTCTCGGATACTGAAAAAGCGTTTGAGATACTTAAGGACAAAGGAATAGCCGAGGAGCTGATGTATGAACGTAAGATGCTGACATTAAGCCAGCTCGAAGGGGCAATAGGGAAGAAAGATTTTAATGATTACGTGGGCGAACTGATAATAAAGCCTAAAGGCAAGCCTACACTTGTAATGGAGTCGGATAAAAGGGCTCCGTATGTAAATGATGTTATTAATGCAGAAGATGAATTTGAAAAAATAATAGATTAAGAGAGGATGATAATATATGGAAAAAAATCAGAACACTAGAATAAACGTAAGAGGAAGATTAAGCTTTGTACACTTGTTTAAACCACATGCGGCAACTCCGGGAGCGGAAGAGAAATACAGCACGACAATACTTGTACCGAAATCAGATACAGCGGCAAAACAGAAAATTGATGCCGCAATTGCGGAGGCAATAAAGATAGGAACAGCTGAAAAATGGAACGGTGTCAAGCCACCTCATGTACCGACTCCTATATGGGACGGTGACGGAGTAAAACAGAACGGGGAACCTTTCGGACCTGAGTGCAAAGGCCACTGGGTATTTACGGCATCGGCAAAAACGGACTATCCGCCTCAGGTAGTGGACAAGTACGTGAATCCTATAATGGACCAGTCTGAAATTTACAGCGGAATCTATGCAAATGTAACGGTAAACTTTTTCCCTTACATGTTCACAGGGAAAAAAGGAATAGGTGCAGGACTGGGGAACGTACAGAAAGTGTCAGACGGGGAACCACTCGCAGGAGGAAGAACAGCCCAGCAGGACTTCACTCCGGTTGAGGAAGAAGAACTATATTAATTAAAAAGGAAGGATAACGAATGAATGTACTGAACATAGATATTGAAACTTACAGCAGTGAAGACATTTCAAAAACAGGACTGTATAAGTATGCACAGAGTACGGATTTTGAAATCCTTCTTTTTGCCTATTCACTTAACGGGTCGCCCGTTGAAGTGATAGACCTTGCACAAGGCGAGGCAGTGCCAGAGGATGTTGTGAAGATGCTCAATGACGGGGAAACGGAACTGAGGGCATATAATGCGGCTTTTGAATGGTACTGCCTTAACCAGGCAGGGTACAGGACCAATCTCGAACAGTGGAGATGTACCATGATACATGCATATTATGCAGGTTATCCGGGAGGACTGGGCAAGGTCGGGAAGGCAATGGGATTTGAAAATGATAAGAAAAAATCTGCAACAGGTAAAGCCCTTATAAGACTTTTCTCCGTTCCATGCAAACCTACGAAGAGGAACGGTGGGAGAACAAGGAACATGCCACACCATGAGCCTGAAAAGTGGGAACTTTACAAGGAATATAACAGGCAGGACGTGGTGGCAGAAATGTCAATAAAGGAAAAACTCGAAGGGATAAAACTTCCAAAATTTGAATGGAAGCTGTGGCATACTGATGTCAGAATGAATGCCGAAGGTATTAAAGTGGACAGTGAGCTTGTTGAAAGTGCACTTTTTATCAGTGACACCTGGAATGAATATCTGCTGAATGAAGCAAAAAAACTGACAGGGCTGGAAAACCCTAACAGTACAGTGCAGTTACTGAAATGGTTAAAAGATAAAGGCGTAAATGCCGAAAATCTTCAGAAGGAGACAGTTAAAAATCTTATTCAGGAAACCGAAGGGAACGTAAAAAGAGTGCTCGAAATAAGGCAGGAACTGAGTAAGACAAGCACGAAGAAATATGTGGCCATGAAAGATGCCCTCTGTGAAGATGGAAGGGTGAGGGGACTTCTGCAGTTCTACGGAGCGAATAGGACAGGAAGATGGGCGGGAAGACTTGTACAGGTACAGAACCTGCCTAGGAACTATCTGTCAGACCTTGATGATGCAAGGAACATGGTAAAAAGAAGAGACCTGCTGACTTTGGACATACTGTATGACAATATACCTGATACCTTGTCGCAGTTAATACGTACGGCATTTGTTCCGGAGGAAGGAAAGAAATTTGTAATCGCCGACTTTTCCGCAATAGAAGCAAGAGTGATCGCATGGCTTGCAGGCGAACAGTGGAGACTTGATGTGTTCAGGACTCACGGAAAAATCTATGAGGCATCGGCATCGCAGATGTTCGGTGTGGACATATCTACAATAGCAAAAGGCAAGGAGAACTATCACTTAAGACAGAAAGGGAAGGTTGCGGAACTTGCACTCGGTTATCAGGGGTCAAGCGGAGCCCTCATGGCCATGGGTGCAATCAACATGGGACTTACTGAGGAGGAACTTCCTGAAATAGTCAGAATGTGGAGAAATTCAAATAAGAGAATAGTTGACCTGTGGTATGCCGTGGGAAATGCGGCCGCAGAAGTGGTGCTTAACGGAACAAGGCAGGCTGTGAACGGAATACTTTTTTCAAGGGAAGGTGATCTTGCAAAAGGGCTCGACTTCCTGACGGTAACCCTGCCGAGTGGCCGTAAGCTCCATTATGTCAGTCCCGGAACAAGGGAAAACAGCTGGGGAGCGACAGTAATTACCTACAAGGCACCGAATCAGGTCTCAGGTAAATGGGAAACGGCGGAAACTTATGGTGGAAAGCTTGTGGAGAACATCGTGCAGGCAATAGCACGTGACTGTCTCGCCGCAACTATCCTGAAACTGACCGATAAGGGATATAAGATTGTAATGCATATACACGATGAAGTTGTACTGGAAGCCCCGATGGACGTCACTGTAGAAGAAGTGTGCGACCTGATGGGAGAAGAACTTAAATGGGCTAAAGGCCTGATTCTGAGGGCAGACGGATTTGAAACGGGATATTATAAGAAGGATTAGGAAGTAGGAAGGAGGTAAAAATGTACAACAGGGAAATAGTAATAAGTACTGCAGGTAGCAGGAAGGAGACAAGATGGAAAACAGAAAAGCTTTTATGGAGCGAGTTCGTCAAGAGACTTGAAACACCGACAAGGACTGCCGAGAAGTTTGAAGACTTCCTGAAACTTCCGAAGGCGAAACAGGATGAGCTTAAGGACGTCGGAGGCTTTGTTGCAGGAAAACTCAAGGACGGTATAAGAAAAAACGTGAACCTGCTGTCAAGGGACTTAATAACGTTAGACCTTGATAACATCGAGCCGGGAAAAACAGAAGAAGTGATTGAAAAGGTCGAAAGACTTAACATGCCCTACGCCTTGTACGGCACACGTAAGCACATGGAAAGCAGACCGAGGTTAAGAGTTATAATTGTCACAGACAGGAGCATGTCCCCTGATGAATATGAGCCGGCGGCAAGGAAAGTGGCTCAGATGATAGGTATGGCCATGTGCGACCCTACCACCTTTGAGCCTGTAAGGCTGATGTTCTGGGCAAGCTGTTCGGTGGACAGCAGATATCTATACAGGTTTAATCTTGAAAAGGCTCCGCTGTCAGTTGACGGGATCCTCGCAATGTATGAGGACTGGAAGGACATGACGGAGTGGCCACAGGTTCCGGGAACAGAAAAAATGGCAGAAAAGATGCTTAAAAAACAGGAAAATCCTCTTGAAAAATCAGGAATAATAGGAGCTTTCTGTAAAACTTTCACCATAGCCGAGGCTGTGGAAAAGTTTATTCCGGAAGAGTACGACATATCTGATGATGGAAAAAGAATGACCTATACCCAGGGGAGCACTTATGGAGGAGCTGTAATTTATGACGACGTCTTCGTATACTCGCACCATGCCACTGACCCTGCGGGAGGTAAGCTGTGCAATGCATTCGACATGGTAAGGCTCCACAAGTTCGCAGACATGGACGTGGATGTGAAGGAAGGTACACCCGCCAACAGATACCCGTCATTTATCGAGATGTCAAAACTTGCGAGGGGTATAAGGGAAGTGTCCGCAATACTTAACAGGGAACAGTACGAAAAGGCGGCCAGGGATTTCACAACAGTGGATGATGAAACAACAGATCTGTCATGGATGGATCAGCTGGAACAGAACGATAAAGGTAACAATGCGAGAACAATAAAAAATATGGAACTCGTGCTGGACAATGATATCAACCTGAAAGGGAAGTTCGCAATAGATGAATTTGCCAACAGGGCAATGGTTACGGGGGCTCTTCCATGGGACAGCCGTAACTTTGTAAGACAGTACGAGGAAGTGGATGACAGTGGACTGAGAAACTACCTCGAAAATAGATATGGTCTTACCGGAGTAAACAAGGTAAACGATGCTCTTCTCATAGTGTCAAGCAAGAACAAGTACAACAGTGTGAAAATCTACCTCGAAAGTGTTAGATGGGATGGCACGCCTAGGCTGGAAACTCTTCTGAGTGATTATCTAGGGGCGGAGGATGATATTTATTCAAGGGCAGTTATGAGAATATCACTGACGGCTGCGGTTGCGAGAGCTATCGATGGCGGAGTGAAGTATGATTACATGCCCATCTTCACAGGTAAGCAAGGTATAGGCAAGAGTACTTTCCTTGCTAAACTTGGAGGTGAGTGGTACTCGGACAGCCTTCAGACTTTCGAAGGCAAAGAAGCCGCAGAATTGATTCAGGGAACGTGGATAAATGAACTTGGAGAACTTACAGGATTCAACAGAAGTGAAACCAATCTTATAAAACAGTTCCTGAGTAAGCAGGACGACATATACAGGAAAGCGTATGGCCACGTGACCGAGAAATACCCGAGAAGATGTGTGTTCTTTGGAACTTCAAACGACAGTGAGTTCCTAAGGGACAGGACAGGGAACAGGAGGTTCTGGCCAGTCGAAGTAGGAACCGAAAAACCTAAAAAGAGTATATGGAAAGACCTTGATGCCGAAAGAGATCAGATATGGGCTGAAGCATACATGAACTACGTACTGGGTGAAAGCCTATTCCTGACAGGGGAAGAACTTAAAATCGCAGAACAGAAGCAGGAAGAACACAGAATCGTAAATTCCAGGGAGGGGATGGTGAAGGATTTCCTTGAGAAAGAAATCCCTGAAGACTGGCATAAATAGGGAACGGCCAAAAGAAAAAACTACTACTTCGAAGGATTTGACAAATCAGGGATAAAAACAGTTCCGAGGGACAGAGTCTGTGCGGCAGAAATACTGGTCGAATGCTTCGAGATGAAAAAGGCTTACATTAAAAATTCAGACAGTATGGAAGTCAACGGCATCCTTGAAAATATGGAAGGCTGGGAACGTCATAAAACACCACTGAAGTACGGTGATTACGGCAATCAGAGAGGATTCAAAAAAAAAGATAAATAGGTATAACTACAAAAACTACAATCTTTTTCAAACTTTTATATTTTAGGTAATTTAGGTGGAAAAATCACCTACAAAGTGACAAACAAAGTCACCTACAATCTCAAAATCACCTACAAACTTTGTAGGTTAAGAAAAAATTAAAAAAATTGAGAATGTAGTTTGTAGGTGACTTTGTAGGTAGAATGTAGGTAATTCAAAACCAGTAAAATTAATACTTATATTAAACACAACTACAAAACTACAATCTTTCTATATATAAGGTTAAATTAGATAAATTAGATAAATTAGGTAATACTACTATACGCACCTAAATTACCTAAATTACCTATTTTATAGTCTCTATATACGCGTGTACGTGAAGATTGTAGGTAGGTAAAAATAAGGAGGCAAAAAAATGTTGGAAAGTATAATCGAAAAATACCTTGTGTCCGAAGTGAGAAAAATGGGAGGCACCGCATATAAATTTGTAAGCCCCGGACATGCGGGAGTGCCAGACAGACTGTGCCTTCTGCCGAATGAAACATTGTTTTTCGTGGAACTTAAGGCAACGGGAAAAACAACGAGACCATTACAGGACAGACAGATCGAGAAAATACAGGCATACGGTCAGAGAGTGTATATCGCGGACTCAAAGGAAAAAATAAAAGAGATACTGGAAATTGAAGGAGGAAGGCAAAGTGAAGTTCAAGCCACATAATTATCAGAAGTACTGCATTGATAAAGTTGTAAATACTGAAAAAGTCGGGCTTCTGCTTGACATGGGGCTGGGAAAGACAATAATAACGCTTACGGCCATAGATGAACTTAAGCTTAACATGTTCGAGGTCAGCAGGGTACTTGTCGTAGCACCGAAAAAGGTTGCAGAAAGCACATGGTTCAGGGAGGCAGAAAAATGGGACCACCTGAAGCTCCTTAAATTCTCAGCAGTACTGGGTTCGGAAAAGAAAAGGATTAATGCACTGAACACCCCTGCCGATATATACGTGATCAACAGGGAAAATATACCGTGGCTTGTGGACTACTACAGGAACGACTGGCCATTCGACATGGTTGTCATAGATGAGTTTTCAAGTTTTAAAAACCATCAGGCCAAAAGGTTCAAGGCACTTAAGCTTGTACTGGGTAAGATTAAAAGGCTTGTGGGGCTTACAGGAACTCCCGCACCGAACGGACTCAAGGACATATGGGCACAGATTTACCTGCTGGATCAGGGAGAACGGCTGGGAAAAAATATAACGGCATTCAGGGAGAGGTACTTCAATTTCTACAGATATGGAAACAATCCGTATGGCGAGTATGAACTTAAGCAGGGTTCAGACAAGTCAATCATGGACAGAATAGCTGACATATGCGTGTCCATGATGGCGGAGGATTACCTTGAACTGCCTGACGTGGTGGACAACATAGTCAGTGTGGAGCTTGATGCGAAAGCAAGGAAACAGTATGAGGAACTTGAAAAGCAGATGATACTGGAGCTTAACAGTCTTGAAGAAATAACAGTCGCAAATGCGGCGGCACTGTCGAATAAACTCTTACAGTTAAGTAACGGAGCAGTGTATGACGAAAAAAGGGATGTGCATGAAATTCATAAGTGCAAGATTGAGAGGTTCATGGAACTGGTGGAGGAACTTAACGGGAAATCGGCACTGGTGTTCTACAGTTTTAAGCATGACCTCGACAGGATGAAAAGTGCACTGGCCAAATCAGAACTGAGAGTGAGGGAACTCAAGACAGTGCAGGATGAAAAGGACTGGAACAGCGGAAAAATTGACATCCTGCTTGCACATCCCGCAAGTGCGGCCTACGGATTAAACCTTCAGGACGGAGGGAACCACGTCATTTGGTTCGGACTTAACTGGAGTCTTGAACTGTATCAACAGGCAAATAAAAGACTTCACAGGCAGGGGCAGAAGGAAAAGGTTATAATCCATCACCTTGTCTGCAGTAATACACGTGACGAGGACGTCATGAAGGCTCTGCAGAGTAAAGGCGACATACAGGAGGAACTGCTGCAGAGCCTGAAGGCGAGAATAGAAAAATATAAGGGAGTGAAAAATAATGGTAACGGTACAGGAAGTAATTGAAATTAGAAAAATTAACAAGACACTTGATAAAATTGAATTCTGCAAGAAAAATACCACTAAAGCGGAAATAAAGCTTTTCCTGATGTCGATAGAACAGCAGTTCATACTTAAAAATTCGCTTACGGAAAAACAGTTGGGTGCACTGGAGGGAATCTACGACGCACTTATGGATTACAAAGACGCTTTGTGGAACGACGTGGGTGAAGCTCATCTGAGCACATGGGGATAGGAGTGAAAAATAATGGCGAGAAAAATAAAAACGAAAAAACTCGATAGGAAGGAAGTTAAAAAAGAAATACTTGAGAACGGGGAGGTGCATATGTTCCTGTTCTCAGTGTACAAGGCATCAGGATATCTGCTGAACAGGTTCAGGCTTTTTGGACAGCTTGGACTTAACAGACATTGTCCGGAACCGAACAGGGAGCTTGACATGAAGAAAGTTAAAATTAAAAGCATGGCAAACTATCCGATGCTTGAAAATTACGAAGGGCTTAAGAGCCTTATTGAACAGACAGTCAGGCTGACGTTCCTGTTCCATAGCCCCGAAATGAAGAAAAAATATAATTTCGATAATAAAATCTACCGTGACAGGGGAATGCATGCACTGTATGACGGATTAAGAGGTATTTTTGATAAACACTACAGCGAAAAATGGAAGGACGACCTTCCATGTGAAGACCCTGAAGTTGCTGAAGCCCTCATGACTCTTAAGGATATAATCGTTAATTTCAAGGTGGTACAGATGTTTTCGGATAAGGATCTCGATATAGATTCGAGGCTAAGGAAATATTCAAGGACGTTAATTACAAAATTTAATAAACACTTCCTGCCGTACACGGCGGAAATAATTGAAAGTGGGAGTTAAAAAAAGGAGGAAATTTGGAGTTAAAAGAGTTAACAGAAAAATTTAAAGCAATATTTGGGGAACTGGAAGATTTTAATTTAGAATTATTGACTGAGTCTAATTGCTCTAAATATTTAGAGTTAATAAATAATGAATTAGAAATAGACTATCTGCAAAAAATATGGCAGTTTTTCATGGCAGATAGAGAAAATAAAAAACAGGATTTCACACCAAAAAGTTTGGGAAAACTACTTTCAAAACTAACTGAATCAGAAAATGAAGAGTGGGTTTATGACATGTGTTCTGGAAGTGGTTCATTAACTATTCAAAAATGGTGTAGCAATAAAGAATTAAAATTCGTATGCGAAGAACTCGACGAAAATTTGATTCCTTTTCTACTTTTTAATTTAAAAATCAGGAACATCGAAGGTTATGTAATAAACGGAAATGTTTTAACTGGTGAAAGAAAAACAGTTTATAAACTAACACAAGGAGCAAAATTTTCAGAAATAGAAATCTGTATGTTTTTTGAATATCCAAAATTTGATTGTGGGATTTCTAATCCTCCCTTTAATTTAAAAGGTGAATATAACGGTGAAGTTTCGCTTAAAAACATGAATTATGTTTTTGTTTTAAAAATGCTTGAAAGAGTAAAAGGAAAAGTAGCTTTTATTTTACCAAATGGAGTAACAAGTTCCAATGAAGAAAAGGAAGCAAGAAAGCATCTTAGAGAAAACAATCGTATAAGAGCTGTAATTACTAACCCTGAAGGTATGTTTGAAAGTACAAGTATTCCTACAACTATATTATTTTTCGAAGATTCAGAAGAAATAAGTTTCTTGAATTGCAAAAATTTTTTTATAGAAGAAGAAAGAAAGCAAAAAGGAGAAGATCATACTAAAAATAGAGTTTATACAAAAGTATCAAAAACCTATTCTGACGAACAGATAGCAACAATATTGTCTTGTATAACAGAAAAAAGAAATATAGTAAATTTATCTAGAACCATTAAAAATACTGAAATACAAGAAGAAAATTGGCAACCACTACGGTATATTGAAACAAAAACAGAAGAAAAATATAACAGAAGCTATGAAGATATACTCACAGATTTACAGAGAGTGATGATTCAAAAAAATGAAAATAAGCTTACTATAAATGAAACATGGGCAAAAGAAATTGGTTTTTTAGAAGTTTTTGAAAATGCTACTAAATCTGATGAAACAACTAGAGAAATAAATAAAACAATAAAAGAAATTCTAAAGTTAGAAATAGAACTTCCAACTCAAAAATATATTAGGACAACAAAATCTAAAGAATTGAAAATTGAGAATATGGATAAAGCAGAAATTACGTCACTTATGTTGATGACATTGAACACGTGGAGAACTATGATTCATTTTCTCAACAATGAAGAAAATAGATATTTAGCGGAATTGAAAGATAAAATGTTGCCTGATTTGATGAGTGGTAACTTAAAAATCTGAAAACAGGAGGGATTATAAATGTCAAAAAAAGTAATTAAGTTAATTAGTATGAGAAGAGAAAACAAATTAAGCAATAACGATAACATTAAAAGCCCCAAGCATTATAAACTCGAAGGACTTAACATAGAAAGCATTGATGTAATCAGGGCAACACTTGGAAAAGAAGGCTTTAAAGCCTTCTGCAAGGGGAACATCATGAAATATTTAATCCGGGCGGAGAAGAAAAATGGACTGGAGGACTATAAAAAGGCACAGATTTACCTGGGCTGGTACTTAAAAGAATGTGAGGAGGAAAAGAATGGAAGCACTAAAGAAATTTGATATTGATGAACTTTTGAAAAGACAGGCGATGCTGGATAAGAAATTCGATGAAAAGAAAACTGTCAGAAAAAGAACTCCGGGGAGAACATGCGTTGCATTTCTTACTGAACTTGGAGAACTCGGACAGGAGCTTAAGAGCGACTGGAACTACTGGAAAAATTACACCAAACCAGTTGACAGAAGAAAAGCATTGGAGGAATTATCGGATTGCATGCATTTCTATCTGAGCTACATCAATCAGCTGACTTTCAGAAATACAGGATATCACGATATATATTTTTGGAAAAAGTTCTATCCGGATTTTGAAACAGCATTTATAATTCTGTCAAACATGGCCGAAGAAACAGAAAACAGAATCTTCGGTGCAATGTTAAAGATAGCAGAACATACAGGTGCAACAGAAGAAGAGTTTTTACAAATACACCACAAAAAATGGCTTAAGAACATGAACGAAAGGACAAAGGGGGAATATTAATGGCAACGGCAAGAGCGATAGCGGAGGAAGTGGCAAAGATTCTGAAGGAGGACAGGGAATTCAAAATTCAGAAAAACCTGACCCCGTTCCAGCGGACAGAAAAATTATTATACGAGCTGAAATATTTAAAAGGAGCCATAGAGGTCAAACGTGAAAGGCTCTCAGGCTTACATAATGCCCCCGTCCTGCTTTCGAAAAAGGAAACAGGTGTAAATGTTCAGGCAACTAAAAAATATATATCAGAAATCGAAAAAATCGAAAATCTGATAGAGAACTGCGAAAATGAAATAAAACGGCTTGAGCATGTTATAAGTATGACGGAAAATGCACTAAAAAATATTCAGGATGATAAGTATTATAAAATTATCGAATTAAAATATTTTGAAGAAATGACACTTGAATATGTAGCAGAGAAATTCGGAGTAGACGAAAGGACAATAAGACGTCAGAAAAACAGGCTTATCAACAGGTTGAGGGCATTAATTTTTTCAGATAATGTGATACAGGATATAATGAATTATTAAAAAAAATTAATGAAAATGTCCGGTTCGTGTCCTTGTATAAAAATTTATATGTGTTATAATAGGTTAGAATGGAAATTTAAGGTTTTAGGAAATCCGAGATATTTTTTGCCGAGGCGGGATTCATGAGCCATACGCCTGGCTATCAGAAGACAGTTTAAAAGCTGTCTTTTTTTATTTTTTGAGGAATGAGGTGAAACAAGTATGAAATTGACAGAAAAGCAGAAACGCTTTGCAGATTACTACATTGAAACAGGGAATGCAACAGAATCGGCAGTAAAAGCGGGATATAGTAAGAAGACAGCGGCAGTAATAGCAGCAGAAAACTTAATAAAACCTAATATAAAAACCTACATCGACGGGAAACTGAAGGCACTGGAGAGCGAAAGAACTGCATCTGCCAAGGAAGTACTTGAAATGTTGACCTCGTCAATGCGGGGCGAACTGAAGGAGGAAGTAGTCGTCGTGGAAGGCACGGGGGACGGATGCAGTGACGCGAGGATAGTTGAAAAGCAGATAGGGCTAAAGGACAGAATAAAGGCTGCAGAACTGCTTGGTAAAAGATACAGGCTGTTCACCGATAAGGTCGAAGTTGAAGGAGTATTACCTGTCATGATAGTGGGTGAGGACGAGCTTGAAGAGTAGGAAGGTCAGACTGCCTGACGTAGTCGGAAAAGGATATAAGGATTTCTGGAATTTCAAAGGCAGATACAAAGTCGTGAAAGGGTCGAGGGCAAGTAAGAAAAGCAAGACCATAGCACTTTGGATAATATACAGCATGATGAAATACAGGGGGGCAAATACTCTTGTCGTGCGTAAGGTGTACAGGACGCTTAAGGACAGCTGTTATTCAGATTTAAGATGGGCAATTAACAGGCTGGGCGTACTTGAGTACTGGGAATTCAAGGAAAGCCCGCTTGAAATAACATATAAGCCCACAGGGCAAAAAATACTTTTCAGGGGATTTGACGATCCGCTTAAGATAACTTCAATATCGGTATCAGAGGGAGTTTTGTGCTGGTGCTGGTGCGAGGAGGCATATGAGATAAACAGGGAGCAGGATTTCAATATGCTTGACGAAAGTATCAGGGGTATTGTGGAACCGCCTTTATTCAAGCAGTTTATAATATCATTCAACCCCTGGAATGAGAGGCACTGGCTTAAGAAGAGATTTTTTGATGTTGAAGACGAAAACATAATGGCCAAGACAACGAACTATATGTGCAATGAATGGCTTGACGAAAGCGATAAAAAGTTGTTCGAGGACATGAAGAAAAACAACCCGAGGCGTTATCAGGTTGCAGGCTTGGGCAACTGGGGAATAGTTGAAGGGCTGGTATACGAGAACTGGGAAGAAAAGGAATTTGATTATACAGAAGTGGCAAAAATGCATGGAGTCAAATCAGCATTCGGACTTGACTTCGGCTATACCAACGACCCTACCGCGTTGTTCTGTGGACTGATAGATGTGGCAAACAGAACTATATACGTTTTTGATGAAATTTATCAGAACGCCATGAAGAACAGGGAAATAGCGGAAGAAATAATCCGCAAGGGGTATGGAAAGGAAAAAATAACCGCCGACAGTCAGGAGCCGAAGTCAATAGACGAGCTTTATGACTTAGGGCTTAAGGGAATAAGAAATTCAAGGAAAGGTAAGGACAGCATTAATAATGGGGTCCAGTACATTCAGGATTATAAAATCATAATACACCCAAGATGCGTTAACTTCATTACTGAGATATCCAACTACATATGGGACAAAGATAAATTTGACAATATGGTCAACAAACCTGTGGATGATTTTAACCACTTAATGGATGCAATGCGGTATGCACTGGAAGACTATACGAAAGGCCCTACATTTTCTTTTGATTAAGGAGCTGAAATGTTTGAATTTATAAAAAGATTTTTTAGGAGAAAAGATAAAATGGAAAAGGACAATATAAGCTTATCGGAAGTTGAGAGTATCATAATGTGGCACTTTTCAAGTGACAGCTACAGAATGATGCTTGACGGCAACAGATATTATGCAGGAGAACATGACATATTGAAAAGGAACAGAACAGCAATAGGTGATGACGGAAAGCTGATAACGGTTAACAATCTGCCAAATAATAAGATTGTAAATAATCAGTACAAAAAACTGGTAAAGCAGAAGGTGAACTACATTGTGTCAAAAACACCAAGTATAAGTACTGACAACGAGAAATATAATGATCTACTTAATAATCTATTCGATAAAGGATTCCTCAAAACAATTAAAAGAATAGCCACTGATGTGTATAACAACGGCATCGGATGGCTATTTTTATATATCGACGAAGAAGGAAATTTGAAATTTAAGAGGCTGAACTCTGTTGAAGTTATCCCTATATGGACTGATAACGAACATACCGAGCTGAAATATGCAATCAGAAAATATTCCAGTCAGGTATACAGCAATGGAAGATATGAAAAAGAAACACATATAGAGCTTTACAAGGACACAGGTGTTGAATATTACACTCTGAACGATAATAAGCTTAACCTGGTTGAAAAAAAAGCATACCTGACAGTTGACGATACACCGTACAACTGGCAGAGAATACCGCTCATAAGTTTCAGGGCGGACGAACTGGAGCAGCCTCTGCTTAACAGGGTGAAATCACTACAGGATGGACTTAATATGCTTATGAGTGATTTCATGAATAACATGCAGGAGGACAGCAGGAACACGATATTGGTTATAAAGAACTACGACGGTGAGAACCTGGGTGAGTTCAGAAGGAATCTGGCAACATATGGAGCAGTAAAGGTCAGGGAAGAAGGGGAAGTGTCAAGCTTACAGGTTGAAGTGAATGCAGGAAACTATGATGCGATAGTGAAACTTCTGAAACAGACAATAATTGAAAATGGAGCAGGATTTGATAGCAAGGCAGATACACTGGGAAATAATCCAAATCAACTTAATATCCGTTCCATGTATTCTGAAATTGATTTGGAGGCAAATGATTTTGAGACTGAATTTCAAGCAAGTTTTGAAGACCTGCTATGGTTTGTGGCTAATCATTTGAAGAATACAGGAAAAGGAGACTTTTTAAATGAAAAGGTTGAAATTGTACTTAACAGGGATATTTTAGTTAACGAAAGTCAGTCAATAACGGACATCAAAAATTCAGTTGGAATAATATCTGAGGAAACAATACTTGCCCAGCATCCATGGGTTACAGATGTGCAGGCGGAACAGGAAAGGTTGAAAAAAGAACGTAGTGAAAACATAGAGGACTATGGAGGATTTGGAGAGCACAACCACTCGGATGATGTAGATGAGTAAGAAATACTGGCAGGACAGATTTATTGAGGAAGAGGAAAGGCTTAATAAAATAGCAGGAGACGAATTCCGGAGACAGCAACTAGAATACGAGAGGGCTATATCGAGGCTGAACAAGGATATCGAAGTGTGGTACAACAGAATAGCTAAAAATAATGATGTATCACTTGCGGAAGCTAAGAAGATGCTGAATGACAAGGAACTCAAAGAATTTAATTGGACACTTGACGAATACATCAAGTACGGAAAAGAGAACGGAATTGATAAGAACTGGAATAAGGAGCTTGAGAATGCGAGTGCAAGGGTACACATAGAACGGCTTGAGGCTATGAAGCTGCAAGTAAGAGGGGAAATAGAAAAACTTTATAATGGCCGTGAAAGCGGATTTGAAAGCTATCTTAAAAATCTTTATAAAGACCAGTACAACAGAACAGCTTTTCAGATAGCAAAAGGTACAGGGGTAGGAACTAACATATACAGTCTGAATGACAAGTTAGTAAATACAGTTATTAAAAAGCCATGGGCTCCTGATGGCAAAAACTTTTCTGATAGGATCTGGGAAGACAAGGACAAACTTATAAATACTCTGCATACAGAAATGACACAGGCATTTATCAGAGGGGATAGCTTAGAGAAACTGGCAGATAAAATTGCCGAGAAAATGAAAGTATCAAAAGCAAATGCATCAAGACTTGTATATACTGAGAGTGCCGCATATTCAAGCATAGCAAGATTTAAAAGCTATCAGGATTTGGGGGTAGAAAAGTATGAGATAGTGGCCACACTGGATAACAGGACATCGGACATATGTCAGGATATGGATGGTAAGGTATTTGACCTGAAAGATTATGAGGTTGGGGTCACTGCGAATCCGTTCCATGTCAGATGTCGAACTACTACAGCCCCTTACTTTGACGACATGGAAGGTGAAAGAGCTGCAAGGAATGAGAAAACAGGAGAAACGGAGTATGTTCCAGCGGACATCACGTATAAGGACTGGAAAGAAAAATATCTTGATAATAATTCAGAGCTAACAGATAAACCGAAAAAAATATCTAAAAAACAGAAGACACTTGATGACATTAATTCAATAGAGGAGATGGAGGAGTTTACAAAATCGCAGAACTGGTTTTATAAAAATGACAGTTTTAATTCAAATGAACTGCTTTCTTACGAGGGGATGGAACTCGAAGCTGCAAAATCTGTTCATAAGACTTATGAAAAAGTATTTGAAAGATACCCTCAGATGAAAGGCAGATTGGCCGCTTTTAACACACATAAACTGAAAGATCCAAAGCATTTTGCAAACTGTAATATTGGAACAGGTCAGGGTGGAATAACTTTCAATAAAATTTACTATGGTAATTTGGAAAAATTTAAAAAACAAGTAGCTAAACTTGTAGAGAGAGGATATTTTCCAGAAGGAACAACCTGGGAAGGTATAACAATGCATGAAATAGGACATGCAGTCGATGACTTTCTCTCCTTTAATGCGAAAGTTTTTGGGGAGCCTCCTAACAAAAAAATAGCTTCGAATTTAATATCGAGTAAAATAAGGCCTAAAATATTTAGAAAATTAAAATTACAAATTGGGGATATAGCAGAAAAATTGAGTGATTACGCAACTACAGATGCTCAGGAAACATTTGCAGAAGCATTTTCGGAGTTTATGACAAGCCCTAAACCGAGGGAACTTGCAAATGAGTATGGTAAAACAATTGATGAAATGTTTAGTAAAATAGAAGTAGAAGATAGTTTTAAAGGATTGAGTTCAGGAAATAAAACGGTTGTCCTGGAGAAAGACGTACGTTATAGGAAACTTGGCAATATAAAAAATACAGGGTATAATAATCCTGTAGAACTGTTAAGAAAATATGAGCAGAAAATAGTAAAAAATACTTATGAAAGTGCGATGGTAATAACCGAAAGTGGAGAGATTTATGTGGCAAAAGGTGATGCGAATTCGATATCTCTACATAAAATGAATATTTCTTATAAAAATTCATACTTTACACATAATCATCCGGAAAGATTACATGAATGGGGGTTCAGTAATGATGATTTTACATTTTTTACTAATTACGAATTAAGATATATGGCGGCGATAGATGAAAAATACATACATGAATTATCTAGAAATTTGTTTGAAATGAAAGATATCGACTTAAATATGGATCCGCGAAAACTTGAGAATGTAAATTTTGAAAATGTCGCAGAAGTTTTACAGGTGCAAAAAGCTAAGGAAAAGAAACTGAAATATAGGAGAAAAAGACATGTTGTCAAAAAACCACAGGCTTTATAAAGCTTTCAAGGAAATGAAAAATAAAGAAAAAGAGATCCAGAAAAAGAAAAATGAGATATCCTGGAAAGGATTGGATAGTCCTTTTAAAGAAGATGAAATAAAGTTACACAGGGATTTTTTTGAATTTATGATGAAAGTTCTTGAAGAAGAGAAGGATTTAACGTTTAAAATTTCAGATTTAGAGAACTTGTACAAGAGTGACAAAGAACAGTAATAATTCAAGAGCGGTTTAACGACTGCTCTTTTTGTTTACAGGAGGAAAAATGATAAATATGAACATTTATCACAGCGATGGAAACTACATGGGAGTATCATATGGTGGAACTTTAAAGAAATTCATTAAAAAATTTGATAAAGGTAAAAGTATAAAGTTAATAAGCGATGGAAAAGAATGGTATATAAACTCAGCACTGATACTGGCGTTTGAGGAGGTGAAAGGAAAATGAAAATATTCATAAGTCAACCGATGAAAAATAAGAGCCGCACTAGCATAGAGCAGGAAAGAGAAAAGATAGTTAGCCGATTGAAAGAAGAGTATGGGGAAATAGAGATTATAGACTCAGTTTTTCCGATGATAATAGGTAAAAGAAATAGTTCTTTGCGATACTTAGCGAAGTCTCTGGAATTAATGTGCGATGCAGATATAGTAGTTTTTGCACAAGGCTACGAATATGCTAGAGGGTGTAAAATTGAATATGAATGTGCTGTTAATTATGGATTAGCAGTAAAAATTTTATAAAAAAATCGCCTTTTTAGAATTTGCAGGCGTAAAAGAACAAATCAGATATGATTCCGCTGACATACAGCGTAAAAAATGAAGGAGTGATTATTTTATGAACAAAGAAGATCTGTTGAAACTTGGACTGACTGAAGAACAGGCAGAAAAAGTGCTGTCAGTAAATACTGAACAGCTGAAAGGGTTTATCCCGAAAGCAAGATTTGATGAAGTGAACAACGCAAAGAAACAAGCTGAGAAAGACTTGTCGGACAGGGATAAGCAGCTTGAAACTCTGAAGAACAGTACAGGAGATGTTGAAACTTTGAAGCAGACAATTGAAACACTGCAGAACGAAAATAAGGCCGCAACGGATAAATATAATGCCGAACTTGCGGAAATAAAACTGGCAGGAGCGGTAGATACGGCGTTGCTTGGAGCAGATGCTTTAAATGTCAAGGCAGTGAAAGCGTTACTGGATATGAGTAAAATCAAAATGGACGGTGATGTACTGCTTGGAATCAACGAACAGATTGAAAGTTTGAAAAAAGCGGAAGACAGCAAAATGCTGTTTAAAGCCGTTGAAGTGGGAAAACAAAAAGGGCCTAATTTCGCAGGAGTTAAACCTGGCGAAGGAAATACAGGAAATGGGGAAAGCAATGCCCCAAAATCTCTGGCCGATGCCATAATGGCAAGATTTACAACACAATCAGATTAAAAAAAAATTAGGAGGTGGCTTATATGCCGATAACATTAGCAGAAGCTAAAAAGAATGTACAGGACGATTTGCAGATTGGAGTGATTGACGAATTTGCAAAAAGTAACTTTATTATGAACAACATACCGTTTGACAATGTGGTGTCCCCGACAGGAGGAGGAACTACAATGACTTACGGATACACAAGATTGAAAACACAACCAACTGCGGACTTTAGGGAAGTCAATCACGAATACACACCTGCTGAAGTTTCTAAAGAAAGACACAATGTTGATCTTAAAATCTTTGGAGGGTCATTCCAGATTGACAGAATTATTGCAGATATGGGTGGAATAGTGTCAGAAGTGCAGTTACAGATGTCACAGAAAATAAAAGCCGCATCTGCTTTATTTAACGATACAGTAATAAACGGAGACAGTGCAGTGAACAGTAAGGCGTTTGACGGACTTGAAAAAGCAATCACAGGAAGTTCAACAGAATTTATTCCGGGAGCCGCAATAGATTTATCTACTTCGGCTGCAATAGACACTAACTATAAAGCTTTCCTTGATATGCTGGACGAGTTCTTAATGGGGCTTGACGGAACACCTTCCATGATAGCAGGGAACTTACAGCTTATTGCAAGAATAAGGGCATGTGCAAGAAGAACTTCGATGTATACAACTTCTATGAACGGCTTTGGTCAGCAGGTTGAAATGTATGCGGGAATCCCGTTAATCAATCTTGGTGCTAAACCTGGAACAAATGACCCAGTTTCTGAAACAAAAACAGGAACAGGGGAAACGTCACTGTATGCCGTAAGATTCGGAATGGATGGATTCCATGGAGTTGCCCCAACGGGAAACGGATTAATCAAATCATGGTTGCCTGATTATAAGACAGCAGGAGCAGTTAAGACTGGAGAAGTTGAAATGGTTGCGGCGGTTGCTTTGAAAGCTACCAAAGCGGCGGGAATATTCAGAAAAATTAAAGTAAAATAGGAGGTGCTTTGAATGGCTGTAATAAAATCACCAAATCAGGAGTACACAGGGACAAGTGCAGGAGTAGCTTTTGTCAACGGAGTTGGAAACACTGACAACGAAAACTTAATCGAGTGGTTCAGGGATCGTGGATATGAAGTGGAAATCGATGCTGAAGTTAGTACTGAAGAAGACTTGGAAGAAAAAGAAACAGATGATATGGAGAAAATGGGAGAAAAAGATGAAAAAGAAGTAGAAAAAGACAAAAAACCAAAGAAGTAGGTGCTGGGTATGGAGTACATAGAAAATATCAAAGAAGACGTGATAAAAACATTAAAGTCGGTAGGCTATGAAGTCGTAGATACCGACTTATTTTTATTGGAACAGAGTATCGAAAAGGTTAAGTCTTATATTAAAAATAAGACTAATCAGAACAAGGTTCCTGAAGGCTTGAAGCATATTTGGGTTGACAGGAGTACAGGTGAGTTTTTGTATTTTAAGAAATCACTGAATCAGCTTGAGCTGAAAGGCTTAGATTTTGACCGTGTGGCGAAGGAAATAAGCGAAGGTGATACTAAGGTAGTCTTTGAAGATACGAAGAGCGAGGGAGACAAATTTGAGGTTTTCACGACGTATCTGATGACAAGAGGAGAGGATGAACTCTTGAGATATAGGAGGATAGTATGGTAAAGGAACTAGAAAAGGCAAAAAAAGCTATACAGTCACTATGGACTGGAGTTTGTAATATATTTGGTTTTAAAGATACTGAAGACAAATATGGAGCGACAATTCACACAGAAGTGACGTTATTTGAAAATCTGCCTTGCCGGTTAAGTTTTAAGAATATCAGTCAGACCAATCAGACGGAATCTTTTGCTGTGAGTTCTCAGGTCGTGAAACTGTTTATTGCTCCTGATGTTTATGTTCCTCCGGGTAGCGTAATTGAAGTTACTCAGAACGGAATAACAAGGAAATATAAGCACTCGGGAATATCGGCTGTTTACACGAATCATCAGGAAATAGTGCTAGAAGCATATAAAGGAAGTGCTTAAATGGGAACAAGTAAAGTTAAAGTGGATTTTTCGGAAATAAGAAAAGCCGCTGAAACATTAAGTCAGGCAAATACAGCTCTGCTACTTGAGAACATAACAAACGAGCTGGGTGCAAGGTTACTTGCCAAAGCAATCAAGAGAACGCCTGTCTATAAGTCTACTTTCGGGGAGGAAGTAAAATATAAAACTGGAAAAAGGAAAGGACAGGTCAAACTGAATAAGGACGGAACTCCTGTAAAAGACGGAATTAAGAAAGTATCATATAAGAAAAACGGTGAAACTGTGACAAAGGAATACTCACACACAGGAGGAACACTGAGACGTGGCTGGGACGCAAGTATAGGAGCGAAAGCGGTCAATACTGGTGGAGGATACACTGTGACAATAACGAACAGTGTTGAATATGCGTCTTATGTCGAGTTTGGGCACAGACAGACTCCAGGAAGGTATGTTCCGGCAATCGGAAAATCGTTAAAAAAATCATGGGTGTCAGGACAGTTTTTTCTTACAAAAGCAGAACTGGAGCTGGAAAAGGAACTACCAAAAATAATTGAAAAGAAACTTGAAGTGTGGATAAAGGAGGTGCTTGGAGGATGATAAACGATATATTGAATGCACTGACTGTAAAACTGAAGGAAACATTCGGGGTAAAGATTTACATCAACCAGGTTCCTCAGAATTTCGAAGAGCCCTGTTTTTTCGTGCATGTCATAAGCACTGATAAAACTCAGATTGTTGACTTAAGATATAAAGCTGTGACAGTGTTCGGGGTTGATTACATAGCTGATGAAAATAAAAAGAGTTCGAGGGAAATATATGATGTGATTGAAAAACTTAATAGTATAACTAACCTAATAACGCTCGAAAATGGAGACATCATGAGAGGCACTGAAAGAAAAACTGAGATACAGGACGGGAATATGCACAGCTTTATTCAGTTCAGTTATTTTATTCGTGAGAAAAAGGAAAATGTTAAGATGGAAAATCTTTCGATAGAAGGAGGCATTAAAAAGAATGGCTAAGAAAAACGAAACAAATACAAGCTTTACAAAGGAACAGCTGTACGGTTCTAAAAAATACGAAATGCAGAAGGATATTCTTGGGGTAATGCTTGAAGATAATAAGGAGTACACTTTTGACGAAGTGGATAACTTAATAAAAGAATTTTTAAAGAGAGAGGTGGAATAGATGGCATACGGAGGAGGTACATGGTTATTTCAGAATAAGGTTTTGCCGGGTACTTATATAAACTTTGTCAGTCTAGCAAGGGCTATCGTATCACTTGCCGACAGAGGTTATGCGGCGATGGCAATGGAGCTTGACTGGGGAGTTGACGGGGAAGTGTTTACTGTCGAAAACTCAGATTTTCAGAAAAACAGCCTGAAAATATTCGGATATAGCTATGACCATGAAAAAATGAAAGGTTTAAGGGATTTATTTTCTAACGCGAAGACAGTCTACTGCTATAAGCTGAATGAAGGGTCAAAGGCAAGTAATGACCTGGCCACTGCAAAATATGCAGGTGAAAGAGGGAACAGCATCAAAATAACAGTAGCGGCTAATGTTGACGCTCCTACAATGTTTGATGTGACTACTTTGCTTGACAATAAAAAAGTGGATGTTCAGACGGTAAAAACGGCAAAGGATTTAGTAAATAATGATTTTGTGGACTTTAAAACAGGTGCAACATTAACCCCGACAGTTGCAAAACCGCTTGAAAATGGAACAAATGGAAGTGCAGTGACAGGAACGGAATATCAGAAGTTCCTGGATAAAATTGAAACTTATTATTTTAACACACTGGGATGTCTTGCAACTGACGAAACAATTAAAAAACTGTACATTCAGTTTACAAAAAGAATGCGTGATGAAGTTGGAGCTAAGTTTCAGACTGTAGTCTACAGAGGGGCATATGCAGACCATGAAGGTGTCATTTCTGTTGAAAACAAAACTGTTTCCAAAGACGATAAGGAGTCATCTGCGGTATACTGGGTGACAGGAGCTGAAGCGGGATGCCCAGTCAACAAATCTGTCTCGAACAAGGTTTATGATGGAGACTTCGCATTTGAGTTCAAGGAAAATCAGACAGCACTGGAAAATGGAATAAAAGCAGGAAAATTCCTGTTCCACAAGGCTGATAACAAGCCCGTTGTTCTTACGGACATAAATACTTTTACATCAATCACAGTAGATAAGAATGACGACTTTACATCTAATCAGGTGATAAGAGTACTTGATCAGATTGCCGTGGACATCGCAAAACTGTTCAACAAGTCGTTCGTCGGAAAAGTAGACAATGACGAAGATGGAAGGGTGTCGCTTAAAGATAATATCGTTGACCATCACAAGGAACTGCAGAGAGTCAGGGCAATTGAGAATTTTGTTGCTGAGGATGTAACGGTTGAAAAAGGGAAGGATAAGAAATCGGTGCTTGTAACGGATAAGGTCACTCCTGTTGCGGCGATGGAAAAATTATACATGAGTGTCATAGTGGCTTAACTAATTGATTAAGGAGGTAAGAAATGAGCACAACAATGAACGGTAGAGATGCCGTATCAGGAAGCATGGGAAGATGTTTTGTCACGATAGAAGGTAACAGATATCTTTTAATGCAGGTTATTTCCGTGAAAGCGGAAATGGAGAAGACAAAAACTAAAGTTCCTATCATGGGGCGTTCAGGAAAAGGGAACAAAGCTACGGGATGGGAAGGTTCAGGAAGTGCAAAGATGCATTACAACACTTCTCTTTTCAGGGAACTTTTACTTAAGTATCAGAACACAGGAGAAGATATATATTTTGACATGCAGCTTGTAAACGAAGACCCTACTTCGACAGTAGGAAGACAGACAGTCATACTGAAAGGATGTAACATAGACGGAGGAACTCTTGCAAGTATAGATGCAGATGCAGAATATTTAGAAGACGAATTTGACTTTACATTTGAATCTTTCGAAATTCCTGAAAAATTTAAGAATTTACCAGGAATGCAGTAATGTTGGAAAAATTTTTCAGCTGGCTGTCAAATCCTGAGAAAGTAGCAGAATTTATAGCAGATACAACCGTGTGTCTGCTTATTTTTATATCAATAATACTAATTGGAAAGGTGTTGAAATTAATAATGGATAGTTTAAAAGGATTTTTTAAGGGGAATGCAAAACAGGTAGAAAATGAAAAAGTGGTAATTTCTGACAGATTTGTCGGGGAGGACGGAAAGCCATTGGAATGGGAAATTAGGGCTATAGGAAATGAGACGGATGACGAACTAAGAAATCAGTGTACCTCACAGGTTAAGATTAAGAAAAACGTATACATGCCTAAACTGGATTATACTGAATATCTTAAAAAACTGCTTGTCGCATGCGTAGTATACCCTAACTTAAATAACAAGGAGTTACAGGACAGCTACACAGTGATGTCAGCAGAGGAGCTCTTATCCGCTATGCTTTTACCGGGTGAATATAATGCTTTGGCAGAAAAGGTACAGGAAATATGTGGTTTTGATAAAGATATCATGGAAGAAAAAATTGAAGAAGCAAAAAACTGATAGAGGAGGATGCAATGGCAGGGTATGCACATTACGCCCTCCACAAGCTTAAAATAATGCCGGGCGATTTTGCCGAGCTCGGTCTCGAAGAAAAAGCATTTATCATAGCAAGCATAAGATTAAAAGTTGAAAATGAGAAGAAGGAAATGCAGAAAATGAAGTCCAAAGCAAGGAGGTGATTCTAATGGGAACAATAAGCTCTTCGATTCAGATGATGGACAGGCTGACTGCTCCCGTGCTTAAGATGGCAAGTGCCATGAGCAGTCTTGTAACCACTATGGAAGCGGCGGACAATAAAAAGATAGACCCAAAGGGGTTAGATTCAATGAAAGATAACATAGCAAGGGCTAATGCAGAACTGCAGAATCTGCAGACAGAACTTGCAGGAGCAGGGGCTCAGACACAGCAGAATACGGCAAAACAGCAACAGTGGAACAGTTCAATACATGGTGGCGGTAAGGCAATGAACGGCTTGATAAACAAGCTGAAAGCCGCAGTCGGAATGTATGCTTTGATTAACGGTGCGAAAAAACTGGTCGGAATATCGGATGAAGTCATGACAATAGATGCAAGGCTTAATCTTATAACAAATACATCCGCACAGAAAAATAATCTGAAAAACGCCGCATATCAGATGGCACAGGAGGCGAGAGTTCCACTGAACAGTTTTACAAACGATGTGGCCAAGCTCGGAATCCTTGCCGGAAAAAGATTTTCAAATAATGCTGAGATAATACAGTTCATGGGTAACGCAACAAAAGCATTTAAAGTAGCGGGAACATCCGCAACTGAAACTGCGGGAGCGATGACGCAGCTTAACCAGGCACTTGCGTCAGGAGTACTGCAGGGAGACGAATTCAGGAGTATCAGGGAAAACGCTCCTCTTATCACTCAGGCAATAGCGAAGGAAATGGGAGTGTCTCAAGATCACCTTAAAAAACTGGCATCGGAAGGGAAAATAACCGCAGATGTAGTGAGAAGAGCAGTACTGGGAATGACTGATGATATCAACAGGGACTTTTCTAAACTACCTATGACCTGGGGAGAAGTTTGGGTAAAGGCAGGCAACTTTGCATTAAGGATATTTGACCCTCTGCTTAGAATGATTAATCAGGTGGCGAACAGTCAGAAATTTAAGTCGATGGCAACAAGCATGGCGAGTACGTTCGAAATGGTGGCCGGAGTGATGACAACAGTATTTGACAAAGCACTGGAATTGGCAGGCTGGGTATACGACAAGTGGGATTTAATCAGGCCGGTCGTAATAGCTGTTGCAATTGCAATGGGGGTTTATGCATTAGCTCAAGGCATAGCAACTCTTGCAATATGGGCTTATAACACCGCGGCGGGATTTAAAGCGGCGGCCGATATGGCAATGGCTGGAGCAAGTTTCACGGCTACAACGGCACAGTATGGGCTGAATGCGGCTATATACGCTTTTCCAGGAACGTGGATTGTTGTTGCAATAGTAGCAGTCATTGCGGTTGTGATAGGTTTAGTTGTAGGTATGATTTATCTTATTAAAACTATGACAAAAACTGCCACGGTCACAGGAGTTATTGTAGGGGCATTTGACTGGATGAAGGCTATGCTTTGGAACATATGGGCAAGCATAGTCAATGCGATAATATCCGCTATAAACGGAATTATAAGAGGTATAAATGGGCTTATAAGAAGTGCGGCGAAAGGACTGTCGAATTTTGCAAACATATTCATAGATGCATTTAACTGGATAATGCGTGAAGCGGATAAGTTCATCAACGGACTTTTAAAAACAATGAGCGGTGCAGCCCCTTTACTATCTGCAATTGGGATTAACCTGCCTACCTCGACAGGAGGAGCCATGCAACTTGCAAGGGCTAATTTTTCAGCCCCGCAAATAGCAGAAATAAACTATAAGCTTGATAAAAAAGATGCAGGTGCAGCGTACAGAAAAGGTGCAGAAAGAGGTAATGCAAAACAGAAAAAATGGGAAAATGACTTAAAAAACGGTTACAAAAATACAAAAGATATGCTGAAAGGTGAACTTGGCGACCTCGGAGGAGGGAAAGGACTTGATCCGGCTGGAACTGGAATGCCAGGTGGCGGAGGCGGTGGAGGGAAAGACCCTAACGGTGTAGGAAAAAACACAGGGAAAACCGCTGACAATACAGGAAAAATGGCCAACAGTCTCGAGGATACAGAAGAGGATTTAAAATATCTGAGGGAACTGGCGGAACAGGAACATATCAATCAGTTCACAACTGCCGAAATAAAAGTGGAAATGAACAATAATAATACGATAGAAAATGAAACTGATATTGATAAAGTGATAAATAAACTGACTGAAAAGATAGAAGAAAAAATGAACATTGTGGCAGAGGGGGTGCATTAACATGTATGACATTTATATTGACAGAATGCTGATTCCAGTGAATCCCGATAAGATAACGTACACCATGAAGAACAGGAATGAGACTGTATCACTCATAAATGCGTCTGAAGTGAATCTGCTGAAGTCCGAAGGGCTTAAGGAAATATCATTCAAAATTGTCCTCCCTGCATTCAGATATCCCTACCTGAATACTCTGCAGGGGTTTAACAAGCCGGGATATTACTTGGATAAACTTCAAAGACTTAAAAGGGACAGGAAAGTGTTCCAGTTCATCGTGTCGCGTAGATATCCGAACAGGAAGGGGTATTTTAACACAAACATGAAAGTTACCCTCGAAGAGTTTACATATTCTGACGATACAGATGAGTTTATGGACATCCCTGTTGAAATCAAACTTAAGGAATACCGCGACCCTAGGGCAACAGCTCTGACAATACTGGACGACAAGATTTCAGGTTTTATCACAAAACCTCGTGCGGTAACAGCGATACTGGACAGGATAGTTACAACCGAGGCAGGGGAAACTCTGTGGAACATATGCCGTCAGCATACAGGAGGACTTGAGAAAATGGCGGAGGTCATGAAACTTAATGCTTTTGACAAAATAACGGACTTTATTCCGGGGCAGAAAGTGAGGCTTAAAGAATGAGTATTATGCCGGACTTGAAAGGAATTAAGCTGATAGATCTTAACAGGGAAAGCTGGATTAATGCGGCAATAAAACAGTCAGTCGGAAAATTTGAGCTTGAAAAAGACATTGAACTGACAGTAACACTGGAAAATGGTCAGGTTTTAATTCCGCTTGTAACATCACTTGAATGGACAACGGAGAGAAAAGGAAGTTGCGGGGTACTTGAATTTGAAGTGCTTAAGGAAGAAATAGAATTTACTGAAGGGAACAGGGTATCTGTGAAATACAAGGATGTCCCTTTTTTTCTAGGTTATATCTTTAAGCGTAGCAGGACAAAATCAGGCAAGATTAAAGTTACCGCATATGATCAGCTGAGGTACTTAAAAAACAAGGACACATATATATTTAAAAATGTGACAGCAACGGAAATAATAAAAAGAATAGCGGAAGATTTTAAACTTGAAGTCGGGGAGCTGGAAGACACGGGATTTAAGATTGAAAAGAGGATAGAAGATAACAAGACTTTATTTGACATGATACTGTATGCACTTACTGAAACTCTATATAACACGAAGAAACAGTTCATTTTTTATGACGATTATGGGAAGCTTACACTTAAGGAAGACGAGAAAATGAGGATACTTGACCTCATTCTTGACGACAAGAGTGCAACTGACTATAAATACGGTACAAGCATAGACGACAAGACATATAATCAGATAAAGCTTTTAAGGGTCAATAAGGAGGCAAAAACAAGGGAAATATATATGGTGAAAGACCCTTTTAACATAAAATCATGGGGTATTTTACAATATTTTGAAAATGTGGACGAGAAAATGACTGAGGCAAAAATAAAGGAAAAAGTGGAAAGTCTTTTAAAATTATATAATCATAAGAAAAGAACTTTCGCAATGGAAAATGTATTCGGCGACATAAGGGTTAGAGGCGGTTCAAGCATGCTAATAAAACTTAATGTCGGGGATATAGTGGTGCAGAACTATATGATAGTGGATAAGGTTAAGCATAAATTTGAACATCAGAAATATGTAATGTCTATTGATTTTATAGGACAGATGGGGATAAAGGAGAGTGATAAAAATGGCGGAACTGGTACAACTGTTGAAAGAATTGTCGAAAACAACGAATGATGCGGGAGAACCGTTTGAACACAGAAAAGGTACTGTGGAATCCGTGAATCCTATCAGTGTCAAGGTAGATCAGAAACTGATACTGGAAGAGGATGATCTTATTCTTACCCATCTTGTCAGGGACTATGATGTCGATATATCAGTGAGCCACGAAACGGAAGATTTTGAGCTTGTAGAAGGTGCTCTGACAGATATTAAAAGTCATAAGCATGAATATAAGGGCAGAAAACGGATAACTGTCCATAACGGTTTGAAGGTCGGTGAGGACATCGTGCTTTTAAAGGTGCAGGGCGGACAGACTTATATTGTACTGGATAGATATAAAGACCCTCATACGGAAGGAGAGTGGTTGTAATGATACCTCGTAACGACGGGCTTACCTCGGATATCAGAATCATAGAACGCCCGACGAAAACTTATAAAATGGATTTATCAGGAAATGTCATAGAAGACTATACGGATGAGCTGAAAGCAATGGAACAGGCCATATATAAGATAATAAGGACAGAGAGATATAAACATATAATCTACTCGTGGAATTATGGGATAGAGCTTGAAGACCTATTCGGAATGCCTGTAAGCTACTGTATCCCTGAAATTGAAAGAAGGGTAAAAGAGGCATTGGAACAGGATACTAGAATACTTGACGTGACAGATTTTGAATTTGAGACATTAAGAAGAGGAACGGTACATGTCAAATTTAAGGCAGTCACAATTTTTGGAAATCTGGAACTGGAAAAGGAGGTGCAGATAGCTTAATGTTTGAAGTAATGACTTACGAAAAAATAATGGGACGGATGCTTGCAAGAGTCCCGAACAGCATGGATAAAAGGGAAGGCTCGGTCATGTGGGATGCCCTTGCCCCTGCCGCAAAAGAACTGGAAGATATGTATTTTGCATTATCAATAATACTACAGGAAACTTTTGGGGATACGGCCAGCAGACCTAATCTGATAAGAAGGGCAAGCGAAAGAGGGATAACTCCGTACAAAGCAAGCAAGGCAGTATTAAAAGGTGTTTTTGACATAGAAATACCACTGGGTAGCAGATTTAATTTGGACGAGCTGAACTATACAGTTACGAAATTCATACAGCACAATACTGGTACAAATCTGTATGAGTATCAGGTTGAATGTGAAACTCCCGGAAGGGATGGGGGAAGAAAAACAGGAAATATAATCCCGATTGACTATATAAACGGGTTAGGTAGAGCTGAAATAACAGAACTTTTAATTCCTGGACAGGATGAAGAGGAGACAGAAAAGTTACGGCAACGGTACTTTGACAGTTTTAACATGAAGGCATATGGAGGGAACATATCTGACTATAAACTTAAAGTGCATGAAATTGAGGGTGTAGGAGCTGTTAAAGTAACTCCAGTATGGAATGGTGGCGGAACTGTTTTATTAACCATACTTGATAGTGATTTTAATCAGGCAAGCCCTACTCTGATTAAAAAAGTGCAGGACACTATGGATCCAACCAAAGACGCTAGAGGTCTCGGGATTGCACCGATAGGGCATGTCGTCACAGTACAGGGGACAAGCAATGTCGCAATTAACATTAATACAAGTATCGCATTTGAGCCCAATTTTTCATGGCCGCTTGTAAAACTGAAGGTCGAGGAAGTGGTAAAGAACTACTTGCTTGAACTGAGAAAAACATGGGCATTGAAAAATGAAAAAGTGAGTAATAATTTGGTTGTAAGGGTGTCACGTATAGAAGCAAAAATACTAGACATAAATGGGATTTTGGATATACAGAACACAACAATTAATGGAAGTCCTAACAATTTACAATTAACTGAGTATCAGATTCCTGTATGGGGAGGTATCACAGTATGACGATTTTAGAAAATATTAACGTCAACCTACTGTCATACCTCCCTCAGTTTATGCAGGAGTACAGGGAAATAAGGAACATAATGGCATCAGAAGAACCTGAGTTGAGGTTATTGTGGGAACTGCTTAGGAAAGTATTTAATAATCAGTTTATACAGTACTGTGACGAAGACGGAATAAGCAAGTTTGAGGAGATGCTGGGGCTGCACAGGTATGAAAATGATACGCTGGAAATCAGGATTTTTAGAGTTTTAACATACTGGAACGATCAGATCCCTTATACATGGCGTGTACTTGTGAACAGAATGGATCAGCTATGTGGTGCTGGAAACTACGAACTGAGGCCCAATTTTAACGCATATGAACTTGGAATCACTACTAAATTTGATGATGCGAAAAAATACGACGAACTGAATAACATGCTTAAGACAATATTACCTGCAAATTTAGGATTTAACAGTATTAATATACTTACTCCGAAAGTTGTTAATACGCTGTATGTTTCTGTTGGAGCCGTGACAAACATAAACACATTAATCGAGATAGGAGGATAGAAATGGCAAGTATAAAAAGAACAGGAATAACTGACAAGGGAAAAGATTTGATAACTAGAGAAATTGCAGGAATAACGGAGCTGACATTTACGAAGATATCTGCATCAAGCAATAAACTGACCGATACAGTAAACCTTGAAACGCTTATTAATATTGATGGGGTAAAACAGACAGTGAATGTCAGCAAAGTTGAGAAAATAGGGACATCACAGATTAAAGTGACAGCCACGTTCAACAATTCAGGACTTATGAACGGGTACAGTATGGAAACTTTGGGAATTTATGCAAAGGATACAGCAGGAACAGAAGTTCTTTTTGCGGTTACCGTCGCGGGTACTGCCGACTTCATGCCTGCAACAAACGGGATTAATCTGAGTACGGTAACTGTGGAGCTTATATTTAACTTAAGCAATACCGATAATGTTTCATTATCTGTTGATACCGAGGCACTTGTGACCGTAGGGATGTTTGATTCTTTTAAGTCGGAAGTTAATAATGATTATGTAAAATACACCGACCTTGCGGAAGAAAATAAAGCTGGAATAATAACATATGCAAAAATTAAAGAGATAGCACCAAAGCCTGACTTGTCGCCTTATTTAAGATACGATCAGACATTAGTTCACAAAGGGGACAACATCGGGACAGTTGATTTTATCATTCGTTCCAGCAAAAGTGTAACTTTTACAGCTCACGAAATAGCGATGTATTATCTTGGGAACCCTGATGTTTACTGGGGTTCATTTCATGTGAACGGCGGTAGGGCTTATTACAGAGTGCCTGGGCGAAATAATGGGAACTGGTGCCAGATAATGGACAATCATGACATAGCAGCTCGTGATTCAGACAGAGCAGATTTAAGGAATAAAATAAATGATTTGTATAATCGCAGTGACAGGGACACAGTTAGGAACTTAAGACTCGTTGGATACATACAAGTAGAAGTGCAAAGAAATGAAATGAGAGAACGTAATGGCTATGTCGTGACAGGCGGAATCAATGATGACAGAAACTATACGTTAGATTTTTTGCAAATGAGAGCATTGCAAATGTGGAGAGAAGGCTGGAAAAACGTTCCGTTTGAATAAAAAAGGAGGATAAAATGAGATTTGAAGTCAGCGAAGTTAAAATAATAGAAATGGAAGATGGATTTAAGTATTATGGAATATTTGACAAGGATGGGAAAGACTGGTACGAAGAGCTTAAGAAATTTAAAAGAGACACTTTAAAAATTATGTACAATAAAGAAACATGTTTAGTTTTAAGCACTTATGTAGACGCCTCAATGTTGGCTCCAACAATGCCTGGAGATATTGTTGAAGAAATACCTTTTCAGGAAGTAGAGATTGCTCCTGATAACTATTTTGTAGCTGGTAAAATCGTAAAATTAGAGGAATGCGAAACAATAAAAGATGGAAAGATAGTATTTAATAAAGATTTTAAACTTGAGCAAATAAAGAAAGAATTATCTGAATTAAAAACAGAGCATTCAGAAAAAGAATTCGTATACAAAGAAAAATATCTGCAGCGTAACAGAGAACTTGATAAAAACAATTTAAACAATATTGTAACAGTAATGTTAGCTACTAAAAAGGCAACATTTGATGGATGGAAATTTAAAAACAAGGATAGAACAGATGAATATGTAACTTTAACAATGCAGGATGTACTGGAACTGTCAAAAATAATGACAGAACAGACAACAAAGGCTATGCATACTGAAACAGTGTTAAGAGAAAATCTCGTAAATTTATCTGATGAAGAACTTAAAAATTATAATTCTGCAGAAGAATTTGAAAAGCTATGGAATTAATCGTGAGGTTATTCGTGATAAAATCTCACGATTAGAAGAGGAGGTAGTATGTTCATAAATAGAACTAATGACAGGAGTATTCTTAAACGAAAAGCTACTGAAGAAATTTTGGAAGAAATTAGAAAAACAGCTTCTAAACCAAAACCAGTATTTGTTGGATATGCACAAATAGGAGGAGAAACACTTAAAAAAGTTATTTACGAATAAAGGAGGAATTTGATGCAACTTGAAAAAGACAAGTTATATATATCGTTTCACAAGCCCCGCGGTATAGTGGGGTTTTTAATTTCTGCGTGGACTTTCGGACAATACTCACACTGTGAATTTGTTTATAATAATGAAGTGCTTTTATCTAATCCAGGAGGAGTTAGAGAAAGACCTTTTAAATATAAAAAGAACTTTGATATATATGAACTAAACAGTAATATTAGAGCCGAAGATGTAATAGAATTTTTCAAAACAGCACAAGGTAAAGGGTACGACTATCTTGGAATTTTAGGGCAGTTTTTTTATGCAAGTAAAGTCCAAAATGATGACAGATATTTTTGTTCAGAATTTTGCTTGAATGCAATAGATTATGCTCTGCAGTTTACTCTGACTTATAAGCTAAAATCGTTAAAAGACAGGGTGGGTTATCAATTTAATCCAACCAAACTTTACAAATACTTAAATGATATGGAACTAATAGGAAGGAAAGTGATGTAAATGAACATAGGAAATCTCATAGGGACAGAGTTTTTATATGAAGGAAGGGAGTTAAAAGTCACAGGATTCAGGGTAGAAGGAGGTGAAATAATATTGACTACTGAGAATATAGGAGGTGATATCAGCACGAAGAAAAAATATGTGCTCTCGGAAGCAAGTATTGAGAAAATGAAGGGAGTACATCCAAAACTGATTGATCTTATGAAAAAAGCAATAAGCGACAGCCCATACGACTTTAAAATTGTACAGGGTCTAAGGACTGCCGAATATCAAAACAGTTTGTATCAGCAGGGAAGAACTAAGCCTGGTAAAATCGTTACAAAGCTTGACGGCTACAATAGAAAATCAAATCATCAGGCAAAAGCTGATGGGTATGGCCATGCAGTAGACATAGCTGTTTGCGGTCATTATGACCAAAATGGAATTTACGTAAAATATACAACAGATGCAGAAATGTTTGACAACAAAAAACTTGTCGAAATCTCAAGACATGTCAAAGCAGTAGCAAAAGAAATGGGAATGGAAATAGTGTGGGGCGGAGACTGGAAAACTCTGTATGATACACCGCACTACGAACTTGTTTAACAAAAAAAATTTAAGGAGTGATGTAAAATGACTGAAACAATGGTAAAAATGTACGTTATCAACAAAGTGGGAGAACTAGCAAAAACAGCTATTTATAGAAGTGAAATAATAAACGCTGGAAAGACAGGAATTGAAAAATTTGAAACAGTTGTAAATAATTTTTGGGATAAGGCAGAGGAGTATATTCTTAAAGAAAAAGAAATTGACAGAAAATGGATTCCTGATGTGGTTGAAAATTTAGGAGAAGAAGCAATACATAAAGCTATCAAAGTTCTAAGAGTGGAACTTGATCCAAAAAAATTAGTACAGGATATTTTTAACATCGAAAAAAAGGAAAATCCTGCTGCACTATAACTGACAGAAGAAAGGAGTTATTTATGTTTTTTGGTTTGGATACTGAAGCGGCGAAGGAGGTAGTTATGATCTCGTACGGCGTACTGCTCGGATTTTTAGGCAATATCACATTCCGGGCAAACAATAAGATTGACATCAAGCCGTTCTGGGTACGGCTTTTGAACGGGGCGTTGGCGGATGCCCTCTATATTTTTCTTATGGTCATGTTCCCGAAAATCTTAAAGCTTGACGTCGCCATAATGTTTATCATTTTCGGCATCGGGTTCCTGATTGAGCCGTTATCCGAGTTAGCTATTGTCAAGATGCCGACCATACTTGACAGGCTTATTGATAGATACTTCCCTCCGCGGAATGACGGCGGTGATAAAAATGGTGACTAG